CCAATTACAACAACCCCAATTACAACAACCCCAATTACAACAACCTCAATCTAATTTAACTTCAGGAACTGATGATTTAAATTCTTGTATAACAGCATTAAAAAATAATGGTCACCCCAAAATAGCAAAAATGATTGAAGTTATTAAAACAAATATAGATAATGGTAATTTTAAAAAAGGTAATTTTAGTCCAACACAAATGATTAATACATTAAAAACATTAAAAACAACTGGTGGTAAACCAAAAAGAAAATCAGTAAGAAAATCAAAAAGAAAATCAGTAAGAAAATCAAGAAGAAAATTAGTAAGAAAATCAAGAAGAAAATCAGTAAGAAAATCAAAAAGAAAATCAAGAAGAAAATCAAAAAGAAAATCAAGAAGAAAATCAGTAAGAAAATCAAGAAGAAAATCAAGAAGAAAAAATTTAAAAGGCGGTGTTATTAAATCATTCGTTCCCACTCCTCCACCAGGTTCACGAACTTCCCCTCTTGCTCCAAGACGGCGTCGAGCTATGTTGTCTAATGTATCCTATGTTGAACCTGAGTCAGAAATTGAATCATATGATCTAACTAGCATCTATGACTATTTAGACCCTTCTGTCATTAAATCTGTTATTAAAAAGGATAGAGAGAGAATAGATAAATTTGATAAGGGTCTAAGTGAGATGAGTGAATTAGATACAGATGAATTAGAAGAAGAAGAAGATTTAAAAGATGAATATGATAAATTATTAAAAGAAGAAGAAGATTTAAAAGATTTGAATATTAGTAATATACGGAAATTAGATGATAATACAGTTAAATATATAAGAAGATGTATTAGATTAATGACAACAGCACGTGAAAATAAAAACACAAAAGAACATAACTTTTGGAAACAAAAAATATTAGATAAATTAAAAGAAAAAGGTATTAAATCCAGTTTTACAGAATTAAAAAAAATAATGTTAGAAATGAAATCTAAAAATAATTAAAAATTTGAATATAAATTAATATAATATAATAAATCAGATATTAATGTCTATAGAAGATGAAAATGTAAAAAAGGTGTATGATACAATTGCGGAAGAATTTGATAATACTAGATATAGACCTTGGACTTGTGTAGAAGATTTCTTAAATAAAGTACCTGAAAATTCTGTTATTGGTGATATAGGATGTGGAAATGGAAAAAATATGTTGTATCGTTTAGATTGTGAAAATTATGGTTGTGATTTTAGTAAAAATTTGGTAGAGATATGTAAAAATAAAAATTTAAATGTAATTGAAGGAGATATTTTAGATATACCTTATGTTGATAATAGTTTTGATTATACTATATGTATAGCAGTTATTCATCATTTATCAACGATAGAAAAAAGAAGAAGAGCAATAGAAGAGTTAAGAAGAGTTACAAAAATTGGTGGCGAAATATTAATATTAGTTTGGGCGTTTGAGCAAGAAACAGATTCAAAAAGAACTTTTGTAAAACAAGATAATATGGTAGATTGGAAAGATAAGAAGGGAAATATATTAGGTCAAAGATATTATTATGTTTTTAAAGAAAATGAATTAGAAACATTAGTAGATGAAAAAATAATAATTAAAAGTTTCTATGAAAAAAGTAATTGGGGTATGATAATAAAAAATATTGATGATATAAATATTGTAAATGCTGATAGTTTAGAATATTTAAAAACATTAGATGATAATTCAATTGATTGTGTAATAACAGATCCACCATATTTTATAGATAAGTTAGATAATAATTGGTCAAGTGAAAAAGTAAATAATGATAAAAAAAATAGTCATATAAAACATTTACCAAAAGGAATGAAATTTGATAAATTACAAATTAAAAATTTATATGATTTCTATTTAGATATATCAAAAATATTATTTGATAAATTAAAACCAGGTGGATATTTTCTATCATTTTCATCACCGCGTTTATATCATTCAATTGCAATGGCTTGTGAAATAGCTGGTTTTGAAATCCGTGATATGATTAATTGGGTATATACACAAACAATGCCAAAAGGAATGTCTATTACTCATATAATTAAAAAAAATAAAGATTTATCAGAAGAAGAAAAAAATAAATTAATAGAAGAATATAAAGATTTTAAAACTCCTCAAATAAAATCATGTTTTGAACCTATATGTGTTGCGTTTAAACCTATAAATACAACATTTTTAGAAAATGAATTAAATTTTAAAACAGGTTTATTAGATTTTTCTAATAAAGTAGGATTAAATAATGATAAAGTTATATCAAATGTAATAACTACCGAAGAATATAATGAATTATATGATAAAAACTTTTTAATAAGTAAACCAACAAAAGAAGAAAAAGGTGATTTTAATAATCATATAACAGTTAAACCAGTTAAATTAATAGAACATTTACTAAAAATATTTAGTAAAGAAAATAGTTTAGTAGTTGATCCATTTTTAGGAAGTGGAACAACTGCATTGGCGTGTAAAAAAAATAATAGAAGATGTATTGGTATTGAATTAAATAAAGAATATTATGATATATGTTTACAAAGATTATAATATTTAATTTATCATAATATAATATAATGGATAAACAGTTGCAAATTTTATTATTTATATATTTCATAACAGGATTTAGTCTTTTTATAATAGTTTTAATTAGAACTTATATTAATGATAAATTTTTTATTAGTCGAAAAAAAAAATTTATTGAATCTCTAGATTGTGATCTAATGTGTTTATCTCATTTTATAATGTATACACTATTAGGATATTATTCACCTAAATATTGGTATATTTCTTTTATATTATCTATTATTTGGGAATATTCGGAAGAATATATGGAAAAATCTAATATAAAAATTATTTCGAATTTTAGGAATGATATTATAACAAATACATTCGGTCTTATTTTAGGAATAATTATAAATTCATACTATTAAATTTAGAATGTAAATATTCATATAATATTTTTTGTTGTTCAATTGTATATTGTGATTTATCTTTTTTATCATCATTAATAAATTTTTCAGGAGTTGGAATTTTTGTTAATGTATCTATAAATATATAATTATCTTTATATTTTGCTTGTATTGGTGGTTGTAATACTAAATTATTATCACTACTATCACCTGTATTTGGATTTTTATGTCCTAATTGCCATTCATTATTTGGAACATCTAAGTAATCTTGTTTTATATTTTCTTTAATTAGATTTATTTTTGTATCTTTATCTTCTTGAGTACCATTAAAATTAAAATTTAATCTCATTTCTTTTTTAGGACTAACTTTATATGGTAACGGTATAAAATATATACCTCTAGTTTTAGAACCATATAATCCCCATTGGTCTGTTTTATTAAATAATTGAATACTGTCAGAAGTTTCAAAATTAAATTTTTGCATTAATAAATCACATTCTTTTCTTTTGAAATAATATCCAGGATTATGTAACATACACGCTAAGGCAAATCCATTTGCTGTAGTAATTGATGGCGGATTTATATTATTTTGTTGACACCAATAATTAAAATCATCTGGATAACTTGTATAAGCACTAGTAATTGTATCAATATCAATTAATGCCCTATTTGAAATTATATGAGTTTTTTCAATAGTTTTTTCAATAGTTTTTTTTATCATATAATAATTCTTATATATATATATTTTTAATTTAATGTTTTAAATAAATATATTCTAAAAATGATATATATAAGATATATGTAGCACAACCAAAATATTTAGCCCAATGGATATTATTTACATCAAAATTAATATAATTATTGAATGTATTTAATATATTAGATTCCTCTTTTTTATCATAAATAAGTTCTTGTAATGATAAATGATAAGTCATTAATGATAATAACATTAGATTAATAGATATTTGATTAATAAAAAAATAAGAATCAATTGTCCACATAACATAAAATATACATATATGTTTTATATAATCAGAAATATGGTCATAATAATCACCAAATGTTGTAACCGTATTATGTTTTCTAGCAAAATATCCATCAGACACATCAAAAATATAAGCTAATAAATAAAAGAAAATACATAAATAACTATTAATATATAAACAATATGCTGATAAAATTCCACAAATTAAAGATAATGTAGTTATCATATTTGGTGTAAAATTTAATTGATAAAATATAGGATCTATATATACAATTACATTAGTTAATAAAAAATCATCTATTGGATTATCATATTTTCCATCTATTTTTCTTCCAATATCCATTGTTTATATTAGTAAATATAAATATAAATATATTTATATTTATGTTAGAACAATTTTATGAAAAAAACAAATTAGAATTAGGTATAGATGAAGCGGGCAGAGGTTGTTTATTTGGACCAGTTGTAATTGGTTCTGTAATATGGTTAGATGAAGACCCTGAACCAAATTTAGAAATAAAAGATTCTAAAAAATGTTCAAAAAAAGAAAGATTACAATTAAAAGAATATATAGAAAATAATGCTATATCTTTTGATGTCCAATTTATAGACAATACTATTATTGATAAACATAATATTTTAGAAAGTACTTTAACTGGAATGCATAAATGTACAGATAGTATTATTAAAAATATTAATATTGATACAATATTAGTTGATGGTAATAGATTTAATCCATATTTTAATTCTAATGATGAACATATACCTCATGTATTAGTTGTAAATGGAGATAATACTTATAAAAGTATAGCAGCCGCAAGTATATTAGCAAAAGAATATAGAGATGAATATATATTAAATCTAGTAAAAGAAAATCCTATATTAGAAAAATATGATATACAAAATAATAAAGGATATGGTACAAAAAAACATTTAGAAGCTATAAAAAAATATGGTTTGACTGAATGGCACCGAAAAACATTTGGAATATGTAAAAAATATTAGAATTACTTTAATTATTCAAAATTAATAACAATTTTTCTATCTTTATTCTTATTAATATTTAAATTATTTGTAATAGATATTACTGTATATGTATTATATTTATTTCCTTTAATATATTTTTCTTTAGATAATAATGTATAATTTTGTGTTTTTAAAAATTGTCTTAATATTGTAATTGCTTTTTTATGATTATTTATATCATTAATATATATTTTTGCTTTACAGGGTATATAATAACTTGATAATGTATCTTTTAATTCATTTAATTTTTCAATAGTATTTAAATTTTCTAAATCATCTTTTGTAAAATAATGATTATCAGAAAAATCTTGAATACCATATATATTTAATAATCCTATTACAAATTCTTCAGTTGGATAATTTTTAAATAATTGATTTTTAGGCATTTTATATTATATGATTTAAAAAGATTTTAAATAAAAAATATATTATAAATATAATGAAAAAAATACAATTAATAGGAGGAACAAATGAAGAAAATAAAATATTAGAAGAAGGTGGTGCTATTAAATTAAAAAATTCATCAGATATGATAGATGATTTTGATACAGATAATATAGATACAGATGATTTTAATTTTGATAAATATGGTGAATTAAATAGAGATATAGCAGAAGAATATATTAAAAATCATAATCCAAATAATATGAATGGAGGAAAAAATATGGATACTATAGAAGATGTAAATATGGATACTATGGATGGAGGAACAAATATGGATACTATGAATGAGGGAACAAATATGGATACTATGGACGAGGGAACATTTGATTTTTTATATAATCAACCAGAAGGAAGAACTTTAAGTGAAGATATTAAAAATTTATTTGGTGGAAATAATAATGATAAATTAAAAGAGGAAATAAATAAAACAGATCCAGAAGATAAATTAGAAAAAATAGGTAGTGATACATTAGATGAAGAAGTTAAAAATATTAAAGAAAATTTTGAAGAAGAAAAATTTGAAGAAGAATTACAAGATGGAGGTGAAGATACAGATGATGAAACAGAAGAAGAAAATGAAAATATAGATGAAATAATAAATTCAATACCTTTAAATGTTTGGGATGTAATTGATACTTATTTTAAGGATAATTCATATTATAAATCTCAACATCAATTAGATTCTTATAATGAATTTATTTATTCTGAAACAAATGGTATTAAATATATAATTAAAAGAAGTAATCCAATAGTAATATATAAAGAGCCATTAAATGTAGAAAAAACAAAATTTCAATATGAAATCAAAATATATTTTGGAGAAACATTAAATGAAAAGGGAAAAATTACACCAAATAAAGAAAATATATTTATAACATCTCCAGTAATATTTAATGATGCAGATAGTAGTTATATGTATCCAAATGAAGCTAGATTAAAAAGTTTAACATATGCTTCAAATGTATTTGCAAATATTGGAATATCTTATAAAATTAATAATGAATCAAAAAAGAAAATATATTTAGAAAAAAATGATAATTATATAGAATTAATCTGTAAAGATACTACTTTATTTATAAGAGAAGGTATAGTAAATAAAAAAGAAAATATAACAAATCAAGAATTTAATTCATCAACAGATATGTTGAGTGAGTTTAATAAAATAATTTCAGATAAAAAAAAAGAAAATTATTCAGAATTAATAATTAGAAATTTTGAAAAAGTAAATTTAGGTTCTATTCCAATTATGGTACATTCTAGATTATGTTTATTAAGAAATCTAGATAGTACTAAATTATCAGAATTAGGAGAATGTCCATATGATCAAGGTGGTTATTTTATTATAAAAGGAAAAGAAAAAGTAATTTTATCACAAGAAAAAAAAGTAAATAATATTTTATATATAAATGAAGGAACATCTTCAGATAGAAATGTAATATTACAAGCAATTATTAAATCTGTTTCAGATGAAGGATTCCAATCATCTAGAACAAATGCTATATCTTTAATAAATACAAATATAAATGTAGGAGCAGTACCACCTATATTTGTAAATACAAAAAGAATTGTAGTAAGAATATTAGGAATAGAAATAAAAATACCTTTATTTATATTATTTAGAGCATTAGGGGTAGAAACAGATGAACAAATCTTAAATTTAATTATTTATAATAATGATACATTAGAACAAAAAACAAAAATGATAGAATTATTAAGAGATACTATTAAAGATAGTGAACCAATTTATACACAAAAAGCTGCTTTTAAATTTTTAGCTTTAAATATTAAACAAAAAGAAATAATAAATGTAATTGAGGTATTAAAAAATAATTTTTTACCAAATTATGGTAATAATTATAATGAAAAATCTATATTTTTAGCTTATTCTGTTCGAAAATTATTATTAACACAATTAGGAATAATAGATAAAACAGATAGAGATTCTTATTCATTTAAAAGAATAGATTTAGCAGGGTCATTATTATTAGAATTATTTCGTGAATTATGGGGAAATTTTACTAGAAATATGTCTTTAAAGATTGATAGTAATTACAAATTTAATTTTAAAAAATTTGGAGAAAATATTTACAATATAATTAATGATACTAATAAAGATGAAGTATTTAATCATACAATAATAGATAATATTCATAAATCATTTGGTAGTGTATTTGGAACCGGAATATCTGGGAAACAAGGAATAGTTCAAGATTTAAATAGAATTTCTATGTTAGGAACATTATCACATATTAGAAGATTATCAAATCCATTACCGTCTGGTTCTAAAAGTGTTGGTCCTCGTAAATTACATAATTCTCAATGGGGATTTGTATGTCCAACAGAAAGTCCGGATGGTGGTAATGTTGGTATAATTAATCATTTGTCTATAATTAGTTCAGTATCTTTTAATATTTCAGAAGAAGGTATATATAATGCTTTAGTAGATAATAATATGATAATATTAGATGATACAGTTTATAGTGATTTATATAATTGTACAAAAATATTTTTGAATGGTAAATTTATAGGATTACATAGACAACCTAAAAAATTATATAAAATAATGAAATTATTAAAATTAAATAGTATTATTAATATATTAACTTCTATTTATAGAAATATAGATTTAAATGAAATTTATATCTTTTGTGATGCTGGAAGAATAATTAGACCTATATTTGTACTTAAAACAGATGAAGATGGTAATAAAATAAATGAATTGATAAATGGTAATTATGATTTATTAACAAATTGGAAAAAAGCAATACACGGTTATATGTATTTAATTGATAAAGATATATCAATTTATAATAATAACTATTATAAAGATGTATTAGATGATATAAAAGAGAAAAATAAAGATTATATACAATTTTTAGAAGATAATTCTGCACCAATAGAATATATAGATTCAATTGAAACAGAATTTACTTTTATATCAAAAGATATTTACAATATAGATAATAGATGTACTCATAGTGAAATTCATTCTTCATTAATATTGAGTCCATTAGCTTTACAAGTTCCATTTCCAGAACATTCCCCATCTCCAAGAAATGTATTTTCTTGTCAACAAACAAAACAAGCTGTAGGTATCTATTCATCAGCATTTAATACTAGATTTGATACATTTGGTCATATATTATATTATCCCCAGAAAGCAATAGTATCAACTAAATATAAAAAGTATATAAATAATGATAAATTACCAAACGGAATAAATTGTATTGTAGCTATAGCTTCTTATACAGGATATAATCAAGAAGATTCAATTATAATTAATAAATCTTCTATAGATCGTGGTATGTTTAAATCAATGTATTTTAGAAGTTATGAAGATGATGAAGAAGCAACAAATAATGATGTTTCTGTTTTTGGAAATCCACAAACTACTAAAAATTCATTAAAAGAAACAGAATTAGATTATTCTAAATTAGATGAAAATGGAATAATAAAAGTTGGTGAAGAAGTAACACCAGATGATGTTATAACATGTAAAATAACTAAAACAAAATTACCAAATGGAAAAGAAGTAACAAAAATAAAAGGTAAAACAATAAATACAGGTACAAGCGGAGTAATAGATAAAGTAATAATAACAAAAAATAAAGAGGATTTAAGAAAATGTAAAATTCGTGTATTTAAAAATAAAATACCAGGTGTTGGAGATAAATTTGCAAGTAGATGTGGACAAAAAGGTATGTGTGGTTTATTATTAGAACAACACGAAATGCCTTATACTAAAGATGGTATTGTTCCAGATTTAATTATAAATCCTCATGCCATACCAACAAGACAAACAATAAATCAACTATTAGAAGTTATATTCGGTAAAAGTTGTTGTTTAGGAGGTTTTAATGGAGATGCAACACCATTCCAAAATAATGATATAGATAATTATTCTAAATTACTAGAAAAATATGATTATGAAAAATATGGAAATGAAATAATGTATAATGGTATGACTGGAGAACAAATTAAAACTAGTATATTTATAGGTCCTACTTATTATCAAAGATTAAAAATAATGGTTGCTGATAAAATGTTTTCTAGATCAACTGGACCATTACAACATTTAACAAGACAACCAGCAGGTGGTAGAGCAAATAAAGGTGGACTTAGAATTGGAGAAATGGAAAGAGATAGTATTTTGGGTCATGGTTCATCACACTTTTTAAATGAAAGTATGATGAAAAGGGCAGATGAATATTCTATTAAAATAAATGAAAATACAGGATTAATAGAATATGATAAAAATAATCCAACAATAAATTTACCACACTGTATGAAATTATTTATTCAAGAATTAGAAACTATGAGTATTGGAGCAAGATTAGTTACACCAACAGATGTAAGTAATCATAATATATTTAATTATATTAATAATAATGTAAATAGTAATAATGGGGAAGACCCTGATTATTTTGATAGAGAAGATGTAAATGAAGAAGATGAAATAAATGATTAATTTTAAAAAAATAATTTGATTTATTATATAAAAGTAATTATATATTAATAAATAAAATGTCAGATATTGTAAAAATAGCTAAATCAAGAGAAATTATTAAAGAGTTATTAAGTACAGAATGGAAAACAGATGATATTCCAATTTTATCAGAAGAAGAAATCAGACACTTATATAATACTACAGAAACAAAAAATGTAATATATAATAATTTTGGGAAAGGTACAGTATGTAATTTTATATTAGAACATAAACTATTAAAAGATGTTAAAATGCGTATAATTTATTATAATTTTCCAGATTTTAATAAAAGAAAAGTAAAAATAACAAAATCAATAGAAAATAAAATATATAGTTTATATGATAATAAATTAATTGGTCCATTAGATAATTTATTTATTATCATAAATGAAAATTTAACAGATAGTATAGTTCAAATTAAAAATACAATAAATAATAAATTACAAACAGATATAAATATAGATTCTTTAAAAGATGAAATATCCAAAAATAATTTATATTTAACCAAAAATCATTTTAAATATATAGATATTTATAGTTTAGATAGTTTACAAATAAATATTAATAAACATAGGTTAGTTCCCAAACATACAATAGTAAGAGATATTGATAAGATTAATAAAATCTTAGAAAAATGTAATGCAACTAAACACCAATTTCCAATAATAAATAAAGAGGATCCAATAGCAAAAATAAATAGAATGATACCGGGAGATATATGTGAAATAACTAGAATGAATCAAAGAGGTGAAACTACTTATTATAGAATATGTAAATAACTGAAAAAGTATTAAAATTACATAATAAAAAATAAATTAATATATTACTATATATATAATAGTATAAATGAATTTAAATATTAAAAAAAATCAGAGACAAATAATCTTTTTCTTGATAGGTATAGTGGTTGGTGTGGTGATTGGTAATTATTTAATTCCTAAATTTTCTAATAGGTTTGATAATTTTTTAGTTGGCGCTCCTGAAGATAAAGACTTCGCCTTGTCGATGGAAATGGCGGGGTTTGGGACTGAACAACCGCCATTTAGAGTTGGCGGTCGGGAATTTAGTACCTATAATGAATGTCGTATGTATGTAGATGAAAGAATTAAGGGTCTCTGCTATGATGAGTACAAGGCAGTCGAGAAATCCCGCCAAGGAGGAGAATCCGCGGAAGATGTCGAGAGGCTCTTGAATGAATACTTTGACTGCGGCACCCGGAAACACGGTGATCGAAATCATAGATGCTGGAATGCGGCGGTATTCGCGCGGCGCCACCCTGGCCAGAGTACCAGTGAACGATGATCACCTCCGTGCTAAACGATCATATGAAATAACTGAATTTTTACAATGAAGTTATTTAATAACTGAATTAACAACTAATTCATCATAAATATTACGAGGTATATATTTAATTTCTATATTTTTTTCATTACTTGTTATTTGTTTTGCATATCCGCATACAATTAATATTAATCCTATAAAAAGTATAAAAAAGGCGAAATTCATTTATTTATCTAATAGATAATAATATAAATATTTAAATAATTATTTTTCTACATAATGGACAATTATTATTTATAAACCATTCATCTAAACATTCTTTATGAAACATATGTTCACAATCTAATTTATTAATTTTATCATTTATTACAAATTGTTCTAAACAAATACTACATATTTCATTATTTAAATCTGTTATTATTATTACAGGTAAATTATTTTTTAATAAATTTTGATTTAAATTTTTATTTAAATTTTCATTTTGATTATTATTATTATGAGAACAACAAGTTAATAAAAATGACATAAATAATAATACAAACATTCCTATAAATGGTTCATATGTATATGTGTGATTTGTGTGATGTCTATAATAATTATCATTATCATAATTATTATTATAATAATTATTTTCAGGATAACTCATTTCTCCCATATATTTTATAAATTATATTTTATAAATTATATTTAATATTTTATATTTTATATTTATATATATTATAATAATATAATGATGAATTTAGAAGATAATAAAACACTACGTTTAATTATAGAAGCTGCTGCTGTTGGTATAATAACAGTTGTTGTTGGTTATATAATTACTTGGATAATATCAAATATAAATGATGAAGCTAAAAGTGTAAATAAAGAATGGAATAAAAATCATATTATGGAATTGGCTTTATTTTTAACAGGAGCTTGCGTTCATTTATTATGTGAAGTTAGTGGTATTAATAGTTGGTATTGTGAGAATGGATTAGCTTGTCAGGTATAATTAACTTGCTTTAATTGATGTATTAATAAATTCTATTTCTAATTGTGTTAAATTATAATATTCATATAAATCATTTATATTTCTTGGTATTCTAAATGTATTCATAATATGAAATTCATTTTTTTGATTTGCTCCATAATTGTAAGTAGTAATCATTAATAAAAAATACATTAATTCTGATTTTAAAAAATTTAAGATAAAATCTTTATTATCATCATTTATAATCATATACATTGAATTATCTGTAATACCTAATTCTCCATTATCTATAAATGGATTTAAATATTTATATCCTCCTTTAAAATTCATTAATATTTTTAATTTATCTTGTGATGGATGTTTCTTATATGAATATCTATAAATAAATCCTTTTTTTTGGCTATATGTATGTAAATTTTTATATTTATAATAATCTGTTTTTTCAATAGATATATTTTTTTTTGATGTAGATAATTTTGATTCCAATTTTACATTTAATTTATCACCATCTGCATTTATTATTTTATTTATTATAGATATACTTTCATTTGTTAATAAAACTGGTAAATATTCTAATTTATTATTTAAATGAACTTTTCCTTTATAATGAATATCATTATAAAAAGTATCATATTTAGTTTTATAATTACTATTATAATCCTTATTTTGCAATAAATAATAATTTATAAAAGGAGCAGATATACCAAATTCTGTAAATTTATTATTTGTATATATATATTTTATAGTTTTATTTAATAAACTATTAATAATTTTAATTTCTTTACTTTTTCTTCTCCAAGATACAGGATGTATAAATAATAAATATCCATTTTTTTTTAATAATTCAATTGATTTATCAACAAATAGATGATATAATGGTTTTGCTGATAATTTTGACGGATCTACTTTATTCGCTTTTTGATAAGGTGGATTACCAATTATAATATCATATTCATTTTTAAAAATATTTTGATTAAATACTGGTATATTTTCATCATATGTATGTAAATATACATAACTTCCTAAAAATATATTTAACTTATATTTTTCATATAAGAAAATTTTTTTTAAAATATCTAAATATTCTTTATCAAATTCAATAAAATATAACATATTTTCTATTATATGTTTTCTTCTATTTTCTTCCTCTTTTATAATATTCTTTAATCCTTTCATTAATCTAAAATAAATAACTATACCATAATTACCTGGACCACAACAAGGGTCTAACCATGTTAATTTCGGATCATTCCATACTTTTTTTGGTAATAAATCTAATTTTTTATTTATTAAATTTGTATTTGTAAATACAGTACCATTTTGTTTCTTTTTTAATTCTGGTATTATATAATTATTTAAATTATTTAAAATATCTTTATTTAAAATATTATATACCATAATTATATTAAATATAAAAAATAATAAAAAAGAGCTCTTTTTAATTTTTAATTTTTAATTTTTAATTTTTAATTTATAAATTTGAAAATTTATAAATGATTATATTTAAACTAATAAAACAAACAAGATGGAAGATGCTATTCCTACACGTGTTATGAAGCGAGAATTTATTACACCTATTTCTCTTCGAGATTTATTTGAAAAAGATGATGAAGGAATATATATTAGATTTGATAATAAAATTCGTTATGATAAAGATAATTTAGAAGGTTCAAAACTTGAATATCGTATTCCAGATCATCAAAGAACTCCTCAATGGAATAAAGTTAAGAAATACGAATTAATTGATACAGTATTTATGGGATTTACTATGTCTGGTATTATTCTTTCTGAACATTATATTGATCGTAATCGTAAATACAATATTGAAGATGGTCAAACACGTTTAAGCATTCTTCAACAATTTCATAATGGAGATTTTCAATACAAAGGTAAATATTTTAATGATTTAAAAGAAAGTGAAAAGAATCAATTTCTATCTTATCTTGTTCCTCGAGAAGTATTAATTAAATGTGAGAATGTTAGCTATGAAGAACATGAAAGTTATATTCATGAGACTTTTGAACGTTTGCAAAATGGTAAATCACTATCAGATGCAGATAAATTATGGAATCGAAAAGATAAATCAATTGTTGAATTCGCATTTTCACTAATTCAGAATTATAATGATGATGACAATTATTTTAGTACAAAAAAATTTGATACAAAGAATAGAGGTATTTTATCTGAATTCGTTGCAATTATTTGTGGTATACTATTTATCGATGATTTTGGTGAAAAAGAATATTTAACAGCTTATAGATTTCAACATAAATTTGTCACAATGAAAACATTAACAGATGAACAAAAACAAAAAGTAGATGATTTTTTCAATTATTACCTAGATATTATTAATCATGCATATACTATTAAACCAGTTGTTGATAAAGAAAAGAAATTAAATTTTCATAAATGTAATAAATTTTGGGGAACTATTCTTATAGATTATATGGATGATTCAACAACTTTAGAATACAAGAAAAATATGTGGAGTAATATTATTAATATTACACGTGCATCAGATGATTTTATGAACACCATTTGGAATGGTCTAAAAAAGGGTGATAAACAAAATACAACCAAGACAGGTATTAAAGTTCGTCTAAAGAGAATGAAAGACTTTTATAATAATAAAAATACAATTTCTAATGAACATGGTATTAAATATATTGATGTTTAATTTACAGAGTATTAACAACAAAAAAATAATAAAAAAGAGCTCTTTTTAATTTTTAATTTTATAATAAATTTGAAAATTTAAATTATAAAAATAATATTAACTTAATAGTAAAAAATGTCTATAATTCAAACAAAAGCTATTTTATATAATTCTAAACAAATTATAAAACATTTTCTTGATTGGAAAGAATTATGGATGAAAGAAAAAAAATTAGAATGTTCAATATGTATGAAAACTAAATCAAGAGATAAATTTCAAAGAACTAAATGTAATCACATATTTTGTAAAGATTGTTTATCTCAATGGTTTGAAAATAATTCTACTTGCCCAAATTGCAGAGAAAATTTAATAGGAAACGAAGAATATATAAATAATAATATAACAATCGCAGCTATAGAAAATGACCTTAGAAATATACTAGATATGATATCAGTTCAAAGGGATACTTTAAATACAGCAATACACTCTTTAAATATAGCATCTCCTCCAGATTTACCATTTTCTCCATCTTTACCAAGAAATATATCTCATTGGGGAGAAGGTTGGAATAATCGATTAGAAAGAAATAGAGAAAATATAGATTTACAATTATCTCCATCATCGCAAAGTGAACCATCCCCTTGGGTTCAAGGTAGAGAAAATCAGATTATAGGAAATCCGCCATGGGATACAAGCTGGTTTACATTAGCAGAAAATACTTTAGAAAATCTAGATTATAATACAGAAGATGAAGATTCAATATCAGATGTAGATTAATTAAATTAATTTGAAATATTATTAAAATTTATTATTTAAATATATTTAGTAAAATACATTTTATCTTCCAATGAATATATACTTTAAATATATTAGATTATTAACAATTGTAGCAACACTTATATATATACATCCATTTTATAGATTTTATAATAAAACCAAATTAGTACTAAATTATATCGATATTAAGCTTTTTTATAATTATTTAATAAGCGGATATTAAATTAAAGACATTAATTAATTATTTATTAAATACTTAATCTATTTACACATCAAATGGATTTCATTATGTAATACTAGTTAAAACATTCAATATATTTCATCTCGATAGTCTCATTCTAGACTATGTCTTAGTCTACTTGAAAGTCTACTCTAATACTAATAAGATTAGTCGTTTTTTATTTATTAGTTTAATATTCTATCCCACATTTTTTATTTAAATTAAATTAAAATTAAGATAATTATTCATAGAAATCTTGATTTTTAACTGTTCGCCTAAGTCTTCCAAGGAGACAAAAAAATTTCTGCAGATCAAAAAACTTGAAATGCTTAATTATATAAAAGATTCACTTGAAAGAAAAAGTGCTTCTGTTATAGCTTCAATTGAAGTTTTGGAAAGGCAAATAGAAAGAGATAAAGATATTGCTTAAATAAAATTTTCTAGAAGTTTTTCAGCACCATTTTTCTCTAAATATAAAAGATTAGAATTATCTGTAATTAAAATATATCCAGCGAAACCAAGAGCATTAATATTAAAGCCTAATTTATAATCTTTACTTCTCCTTATTATTGCTATCCAGTTATTAGTTATCAAAAGATTA